GGTTACTTGACAAAAAGATAGAGATAGAGGGAACATTAAAAGATATTGAAAGGAAGATGAAAAAAATAATAGGATATTGGGATTCGCCAGATGGAATAAAATAATTTTAAAAAAGGACTTGACAAATGATTCAAAAACTGCTACTTTTGTCCCTAAGAATGGAGATTTTATAAACACAGGAAAATATTTGAGCCGAAGGGCTCTTTTTTTATGGAAAAAATAGAATTCATAGCAAGTTTACCACCTATTATGTCGGCTATAAGTTTTGATGGAAATGGAGACGGCAGCCGAATAAAGATTGATATTTCAAGGCAATATAATTCCGAAGTCTTAAAATTACAAGAGCTTGCTGGCAAAAGTTTTAAAGTAACTATTACTATTATTGATGATTTATTGGATATTTAATTATGGCAAGACCTAAAAAAGAAATAGATAAAAATATATTTGAAAACCTATGTAGAATTCAATGCACGAAAGATGAAATATGTGGAGTATTTGAGTGTGATGAAAAGACACTAACGCGATGGTGCAATGATGAATATGATTTAAGTTTCTCCGATATATATAAAAAGAAGTCGGAAGTCGGAAAAATATCATTAAGAAGACTCCAGTGGAAAGCCGCACAAAGTGGAAATGTTACTATGCTAATCTGGTTAGGAAAGCAATACTTAGGGCAGACTGATAAGCAGAAAATATCTACTCAAGAACCAGTACAGATTATAATAAAACAGGCTGGCAAAGTAGATGATAGTTAATGTTACTCCAGTTTATAAATGGCTTGTAGAAGAGAGCGGTAGGATAAACCTACTTAAAGGCGGGGCTGGTTCATCTAAATCGTATAGTGTGGCACAATACATAATCCTAAACAAATTGTGCAAACATACAGATAGGGTTATCCTTATAGTCAGGAAAACATTACCAGCACTTAGAAGAACTGCAATGAAGCTGATGCTGGATTTATTGGATGAATATGAAATTCCATATACATTTAATAAGACCGATTTAATCTTAAATTGTAGGGGAAATTTAGTTTATTTTCTATCCTTAGATGACCCCGAAAAAATAAAATCTATGGAAGCTAATGACATCTGGGTAGAGGAGGCGACAGAGATTACACTTGAAGATTACAGGCAATTAAAACTCCGTATGAGGCGGAAAGGCGCAAATAATCAAATGTTTCTTAGTTTCAACCCAGTTGATAGCGGGCACTGGCTAAAAACTGAAATTGCCGATAAGGGAATAGCTAAGATAAATAACTCAACCCATCTGGATAATGTATTCCTCGATGAAGTTTACCGTAACGAGATAAAGAATCTTATAAATGAAGACGAGAACTACTACCGTATTTATGCATTAGGCGAGTGGGGAATACTTGAGAATTTAATTTATACTGGCTGGCAAGCTATGACAGAACCGCCGGTAAATTACAAAGATATATCGTACGGAATCGACTGGGGCTACGAATCTCATTGTGCGCTTGTTAGGGTATATTGGCTTGATGGTGATAAGGTAATCTGGGAAGAGCTAATCTATGAGAGAAAACTTACTATCCCTGAGTTCATTGAGAAAACAAAAAGCATAATACCGGAAGCTGAAAGGCAAAAAGAATTTTATGCTGGTACAGATGAGCCGGGTTCAATTGAGGAATTCTACAAGGCTGGATTCAATATCCACAAGGCTGTAACAGATGTCAGGGATGGGATAAACTGGTGCAAATCTCATTTAGTTGGTCTTATTGGGGCTAACCTAATTAAGGAAGCGCAAGGATATAAGCGCAAGGAAGACAAGAATGGCAATGTTTTAGAAGAGCCTGTAAAGTTTATGGACCATGCGCTTGACGCTGGACGCTATGCGACTTATAGCATAGTTAAAGGAAATTTAGGTGAATTAATTATTGAAGATTTTACATTGAGGTGATTATGGATTATGAAAAAGTTCTAAAACTTATTTATCCTGAACCGGGACAATCGATATTTACCGATACACAATTAAAGCAGATTTACGAGCTTATAAAGTATTATGATTATTATGAGAATAATGTGTTCAAATATATCGAAGCTGAGTATCCTGAATATAGAAAAACAAATGAACGAAGTCCAGCACAGATCCCGATTAATTATAGCCAGTATGTAGTTGATAAGCTGGCTGAATGGCAATTTGAAAAGCCGATAGATATTTCGGTAACTACCGAAAATAAAGCAGATGATAAAAAAGCCGATGAAGTAGAGAAAGACCTATATAAGCTACATAAAAAAAATAAGATGGACTTAAAGCTACTACAGGCGGCTAAAGAGTGCAATATCTCGGGTGGCGTAGCAATAAAGATGATTTACGACCCTGAATTAAAGATGGTGAGATTCTTACCGCGACCAAGAATAGAGTGCTTTCCTGTTACCGAGTTTGATGATTATGAGAAGATAAATAAAGTGCATTTTGTTGCGTTTAAGTCTGAAGACATAGTATGGAAGCAGACATTTGAAATGAAGGATGGAAAGTGCTTATTCTCTGAAGCTACTTATAATGTAAAAAATAATCTTGAGCTTGAGGAATGGATACAGAAGCCTACGTTTTTAGGAAGCGGGAATAAGTATATTGATTTTATGCCAGTATATATTATCCCAAACACTCCCGGTGTTGGTATGATATGGGGATATTCAGAGCTCGCAAACCTGATTCCGATTATAAACGAGCTTAATAAAAAATACTCAGATGCTTCGGATGCTTTGAGATTTGAGATGTTTGCCATAACGATAATTATGAATATGAAGGATTTTTCAACTACTGGAAGACCTAAAACAAAGCCGGGTGCAGTATGGAGACTTATGTCAGCTGGCACTGGGGATGCAAAAACAGATATTAAAAAACTTGAGTCATCTTTTGCATACAGAGAAACATTAAAAGACCATATAGAGAGTTTAAAAAATACTATGTTTGAACTCTCAAGTGTAATACAGATAAACCCTGAGACCGTATCAAGGCTTGGCAGTATGTCTGGGGTAGCCTTAAAACTAATGTATGCCTCGATGATTTCAAAGACTAATATAAAAAACGTTATATGGAAGCCGATACTGGAGCAGATGTATTACGAGAGCCTGAAGATGAGAGGCGTATATGAGGCGTATTCTTTTCCTGAAGTAAATATTGAGATTATAAATCACTTGCCGATTCCACTAAACGAGAAGGAAGAAGTTGAGATTGCCACAATGAAACTGGCAGCAGGTCTCAGCTCAACTCGGGCAGCTATGGACTCCTTGGGAATTCAAGACCCGGAGGCAATGATGGCTGAAATCCTCGAAGAAGAAAATAGTAGAGAAGAGTCATATAAATAATGGCTACTACAGAAGAATTTAAAAGTTATATTTTAAAGAACCGCAAAGATTTTATAGGGCTTACTGAGAGGCAGGAAAAGGAACTTGGACGTTTATATATCAGATTTTCAGAGTACGCGAAATTAGAAGCTGATAAAATCGTAAATAAAGAAGGCTTAACTTACGCAACTAAAAAGAAGCTAATATCAAATCTTATGAGCAGGGCTTCTGATTTAACAAATGATTTTGAGGGACTGCTGGATAAGGCGCTTATTGAGTCAGCTGAGCTTGGAACTGAAGCTGATAAAGCGATACTTAAAAAATACCAGCAAAGGCTTTCTGGTATAGGGGCGGATGTAAAACTTGATAGAGTACTTCAGGATATACCCGACGAGGCCGTAAAGATGACTTATAGTAGAATCTGGAACGATGGACTAAAGTTATCTGATAGAATATGGCTACTTGATAGGAGAACAAAAGGGGAACTTGAAAGGATAATCCTTGAAGAGATAGCAGCTGGTAGGAGTGCGTCAAGTAAAGTTTTAGAGGCAAGGCTGGATAAACTTCTAAATCCCAGTAGGCGGGTAGTAAGAACATCCCTACACGGACGAAATGTTTCTTTTGACGCTGCAAGGCTACTTAGAACAGAGATGGCTAATGCTTTTAAAGAGGCTAATGTTATGGCGGCAAAAAGGAATCCGGGAAACATTGGTATAAAGTGGGCTACATCTACTCATCCGTGCGAGAAGTGTATTGATTATGCACAGGCTGATGACTTTGGATTAGGGGCTGGTGTTTATCCGCCTGATAGTGTGCCGGTAAGTCATCCGCAATGTATGTGCACGACTTACGAAGTTACAATATCATCTAAAGAGCTTACAAATAACTGGATTGAGTGGATGGATAATAAAGCAAGCCATCCAGAGCTAACTGATTGGTATGAGAATGTTTACAAAAAGGGTGGAGTTAGAACAATATTGCAACCACCTGAAAAGCCTATTAGAGAAAAATATTATATAGCAAAAACCAAACAAGAAGCAGAAGATTATGCAAAGAACTTTAGTAAAGGTGATATTAGTTATAGAGGTATTGATGTAGATATAGCAAATGATATAAACAAGGCTTTATATAATTGCAAGGTTGGAGACAAGATTCCTAAATTAGAAGGTATATATACAAAGGCTTGGGGAAAAGAAAATGGTTTTGCAAGATATGAAATAGTTAATAATCGTTTGGGAATAAATATAAGTACAATGAAAAATCAAAAGATGATAGATGAAATAAATAAATTAGCAGATGAAAGCTCAAAATATGTTAAGGAAAATTATAAAAAACTTCCGATAAATAAACAACTTAAATATTTGAATTATTATAAAACAGAAAGACAGCTTGTAAGAGGCAGTAATGCTACTGAACTTATAACACACGAGATGGGACATCATATAGATTTTACATTAATACAAAAAAATAAGGAGCTTTTAAAAATAATAGACTCAAAGAGATATGAGGAATTTGTTAAGTTATCGGGATATGCTGGATATAGCCGTTCTGAATTTATAGCAGAAAGTTTTACTGCTTATAAATATGGTGAAGCTGATAAAGTTATACCAGAGCTGGTAGAATTTTTTAAGGAGCTAGGAGTATGACAACTTTAAATTTATGTACTACTTGTAAACATCGTAATTTAGATTGGACTTGTAAGGCTTATCCTGATGGAATACCTGAAGAGATATTTAATAATGAAGTTGACCATAGGAAGCCTTATAAAGGCGATAATGGAATAACTTATAAAGAAATAGATTTGAAAACGAGGTGATAAAATGCCATACCCTAATGAAGCAAGTTGCCGGCTTCGTTCTCCTGACGATTTTGAGAAGAATTCATTTAGACGAATCCAGCAGGGTAAACTTGCGATAATTATTGGAAGGTTAAAAGGAAAAGATACGACCACGGCACAGGCATATCGTTACCCAGTAGCAAAATGGGATAAGGATGAAGCAAGAAAACACTGTGAAAAGAATAAAGGAACATTTCACGAAGCAGGATAATTTATATATAAAGTAGTAAGAAAGTTAAGACTGATTTTCTTATTACAAACGATTATGAAAGGAGTCCAAGATGGATGAAGAAAAAAACTTAAACCCTGAAGGGCAAAACGACAATGAAGAAATAATTGTCGGCGAGGAGGATAAAAAGTTTGATTACAGTTATGTAAAAGAACTTAGGGAAGAAGCCAAAAAATATCGAACTGAGAAAGCAGAACTGCGAAAGGAACTTGAAGCAGTACAAAGCAAACTAAAAGAGATTGAGGATGCAAAACTTACTGAGGCTGAAAAGGATAAGAAAAGAATTGCTGAACTTGAGAAAACACTGGTAGATATCCAGACAGAAGCTAAAGAGAAAGAAATTGAAAATCTTATCGTAACGGCAGCTGTAGGTAAGAATTTTGTTGACCTTGAGGCGATAAAGATGTTTGCTTTAAAAGAGCTGGCTTCTGAAGACGAACCCGATAAAAAAACAATAGAAAAAATCCTCGATAAACTCGCAAAAGATAAGCCGTATCTTGTAAAGAGTAGTGAGGCTACTCCCGGAAGCGGCAATTTTGAAAAACAAGATAGAGAGATAAAAAGGGATGCCAATACTATATTGGCGGACTATATAAGGAAAGGAAAATAAAAAATGGTTGATTTAAATTATCAAAATACTGTAAATAATGATGAGGGTGGATTTCTGGTTGATGAAACCCTAACAGCAGAAATCTTAAAAGATATAGCTGCTGTATCCGTTTGTGAACCATACTTGAGGTCTTATCCTATGCCTACAAGGACAAGAAAAATCAATTACTTAACTCAGAAACCAACTGCTTATTGGATAGGTTCAGAAGCAGCTAAAAAGGGTAAATCTAAAGTTAAGTTTGCACAGCTTGATATGACTTTAAAACCAATGGCTGTAATAGTTCCATTTACAGAGGAATGGCAGAAGTTTGCAAATATTGAAGTAGTGCAGTTTCTAAGAGAAGAAATAAGGGATGCATTTGCAGCAAAGCAGGATAGAACCTATCTTGGTTATGAAGCTGATAGTCCTTTTAATACTTCTATAAGTGGTGATATTCCTGCTGGGAATATTATAACTGCTGGAACTGGTACTGATTTATGTGTTGATATGTCAAACGCCATGGGTAAGGTTGAGGAAGCTGGCTATATTCCTAATGGCTGGGCTGCTCCATTGTCTTTAAAGGCAACTTTGAGAAATTTAAGAGATTTAAATAATCAGCCTTTATTTCAGCCTGCAAATGGTGATGCTCCCGATACATTCTATGGACTGCCAATAAGATTCTCTGCAAATATGACTGCAGTAGGTAGTCCTGCAGGTAAGGAAATAATTGTTGGAGATTGGAGTAAAGCATTTAAGGGTGACGATGCAGATATAATGTTTAAACTCTTAACAGAGGCAACTATAACTTTAGATGATGGTTCACTTTTGAATTTAGCTGAACAGGATATGTTAGCTTTAAGAGCTGTTATTTACAAGGCTTTTACAGTTTACAAAGCAGATGCATTTGCCAAAGTTATACTGCTTTAGATTTAATAGGTAATTCCCTCCCGGTAAAATGGGAGGGAAAACTGAAAGGATATTATGAAGGTACAAATTTTAAAAACAGGTGAAATTAAGGATTTT